GCACCAGATGCAGAAGCTGATCCATACCATGTCAGATATGAATAATGGCTCTTATCCCTATAGATCAAGTAGGTCAGGTAGGTATAGTTAAGGAGACATCTCCTTGGCAGCTACCCCCTAATGTCTGGAGCGATGGTAATAACATTAAGACAGATGAAGGCTCTATAAAGAAGACGCCCGGATACTATGAGGTAATGGCAACATGTCCTGTTGCACCTTACCATATCATACAACTTACTTTAGGTGAACCTGAGTTCTGGGTAGTTGCTGGTCTTGCAGCTATTTACGCTTATGATAATACCAGTTTGTCTACCTTATTAAATGGTGCGTTAAATGATAGCGCGACTACAGTTACCGTAGATAGCACTACTAATTTTGAATCTGTTGGAACTATTACGATAGGTTCTGAGAATATAACTTATACTGGAAAGACAACTACTACCTTTACAGGATGTACTAGGGGTGCTGACAGTACGAGTGCTGCTGCACATGATGATGACTCTACCGTAAGTCGCGCAACAAAGTGGTATAACATTACTCGCACATCAGGCGCGTACTCAGCTACAGCAGACGAGAACTGGACATCTACTATTATAGGTGGTGTCTTGGTCCTGACCAACAACTATGACAAACCTCAGTTCTGGGAACTCACGGATGGTATTCCTTTATCCAGCACAAAGATGCAGGACTTATCATATTGGCCTAGCCTTACCCTTCTAAATGGTGCGGTAAACGACTCTGTTACTACGCTTACAGTAGATTCTACGGCTGACTTTCCTACATCTGGTACTGTAACGATAGGTACTGAGGATATATCCTACACAGGTCTGACAGATACTACGTTTACTGGCTGCACTAGAGGCGCGAACAGCACTTCTGCTGCTGCTCATAGTGATAATGATCCTGTATTTGTAAATGTATTCTGTAAATCAATGAGAGCCTTCCGCTCCTTCTTGGTCGCTCTTAACATAAAACGTGGTGGTGTATCTTACCCTAGAGTTGTCAAGTGGAGTACAGAAGCTGGAATACAGGGTGTTCCATCCTCATGGAATGAAACGACCAGCACAGTTGATGCTGGTGAATATGAATTAGCAGATTCCAAGGGCGACATCCTAGACGGGTTACAGCTTAGGGATACGTTCATGATCTACAAGGAAGATGCTACATACTCCATGAGTTTTGTAGGTACTCCTTTTATATTCTCCTTCAGACAGTTATCTCCTACTATTGGAGCAATAGCAAAGAACTGTGTAGCGGAGTTTGATGGTGGTCATGCTATCTTTGGCAAGGGTAATTTCTATATAAACGACGGTCAACGACTCAAACCTATACTCCCACAGAAGTTGAAGGAGTACGTGTTTACAGAAATAGATGGCGCACAGATTAATAAGTGTTTTGTTGCTGCCGACTATGGTAGGACTGAGATATTATTCTGTTTCACAGCTGATGGTGCAGCTACTAATCACCCGAACAAAGCTATAGTTTGGAACTATATTACGAATACCTTTACTATCAGGGATTTACCCGATCTTGCTCATATGGGTTATGGTAATGTAGGGAACCCAACAACTTCTACAACTTGGGCATCTACTGCCACTTCGTGGGCTGGAACTACTGGTCCTTGGACCATGAGCTATGATCTCCAAGATAAGGTACTACTTTTTGCCGATCCAAGCAATACCAAACTATACAGAGATAGGTCAGGAAACCAAGAGAATACCACCGATATGGTATCTTACATAGAAAGAACTGGATTATCCATGAATGGGCAAGGGCAGCCAGACCACTCAACAGTAAAGCGTATTAGTTCTATTTGGCCCAAGATGTCTGTAAGTGGCTCTGATTCTATAAACGTGTACCTTGGTACCCAGATGTCTACTGAGGGTGGTATATCGTGGAACGCTCCTGTTGCCTTCGATCCTAATAGCCAGTCTAAAGTATCTGTCAGAGGCACTGGTAAGCTGTATGCGGTACGCTTTGAGTCTACTACGGATATGGACTGGGAGTTAGATGGTTATTCTATAGAGGTTGACAATGTAGGTAAGCGTGGCTCAAGGAGTTACTGATGGCAACCTATGCCGATAGAGTGGAGAAGAGTGTAACAAGGTATGAACCCGGTCCTCTACCAGAACAGGTAGATGACCTTGGTGGTTACGTTGTCACGGAATTAAAACGCCTTGGCGACATACTTCTTAATCAAGCTATATTTAGACTTGAGCGTATACATATTGAACCAACCAGACCAAGAGTTGGTGATGTAAGATATGCGGATGGTACCGATTGGAACCCCGGATCGGGGGAAGGAATTTACTTTCACAACGGAACATCATGGGTAAAATTGTAACAGAAATTGAGTCTAAGGGCGTGCAATTTCGCACTTGTCAGGTTGCCCTTGTTGAAGCAGAGGATGTTGATATGGTATGGGATGATGTCGCTCCTTTAATAGAGAAAGCGTTACTCCATGCAGAGGGTGAACTTATACCAGACGACATAAAGAAGCATCTCGATACGGGTGATCTTCGACTGTGGGTAGCATTAGAGAACAAAGATGTTATAGCAGCTATGGTGACTGAGATTGTACAGTACCCAAGGAAAAAGATAGTCAGGGTTATCACTCTAGCAGGGAAGGATATGAGCATGTGGTATGATTTTCTTCCAATGCTTGAGGGCTATGCCATAAGAAGTGGTTGCTCATCTCTTGAGGCGTGGACTAGAAAAGGCATGACAAGAAAACTAAAAGACTGGAAACATTCTTATGACATCATTACAAAAGACTTAAAGCAGAGGATGCAATAATGGCGACAACCGGACTATTAAGTGGGGGTGGACCTCTATTTGGAAACGCAGCAAGCGATGCTGGTATACTAAATTACACTCCTGTTACCCCCTCTAAGACAGTAAAACGAGGTGCTGTTGATGTACCTATTGAATTAACCATGCACGAAGGCGCGAACAAGTATGAGAACTATGTCAGAGCGTGGCCTGACTTACTAAACCATTACCTGAACAACATACCAACAGATGACATCTCAATGGCTGACTGGGGGCAACATCACTGGCAAACCACAGGCCAGCATGAAACTGATCCTTCAATGGCAGCGTGGAGAGCAAGAGGGATGTGGGGTGATACGCCATTACCCAGAACTCATTTAGGTCCGGGCAGATTCCAAGCATCTAGGCATCTACCAGCTATGGATGCAGCTTATGATCCAAGAGCAGGTACTACAGAAACAACCTACAGTGCTGGTGTACCTATGCCAGATGTAGAGGGGTATAAGTACGCTTACCGTCCTTATCAGTGGGATCAAGATAATCAACGATATGAAGAACTAGCGTATAATGAATTCGACCAGAGTAAGTATCCGTATTACCCGTATATGCCAACTGGTGGTAGAGCGCCTGATAAGAATGATCGTATATTAGTTGGCGTTAGACTGGTTCCAAAGTAGGAGAATATTATGTCAGGTGGATCAAAAGTACAGACAACTAGAACAGAACCTTGGGAACAACAGAAGCCTTACTTAGAAAGGGGTTTTGAGTATACTAAAGACCTACATAGATCGGGTGCATTAAACCCTGCTTACTATGGAGGCCAAACAGTAGCTGGTTTTACCCCGATTCAGAAAGAAGCGCAAGCAGCTACGCTAAGGTATGCCAAAGACCCACAAACTGAAGCATTTATGGGTGCTGCTCAAGCTGGTCTAGGTGGCGCACTAGGTTACGGTGCGGATGCAATGGGTTATGGCACAGCTGCTGCAAGACCTTTAAGCACTTCAGAATATGAAGGGTATACACCTTTCGAGCAAGGTCAGTATGGAGACTTATTAGCAGGAACAGTAGATACAGATACAGGTCCATTTAGAGATGTTGCAGATGTCTATGGTAGACAAGCAATGGGTCAGCTAACGGGGGAGGTATTGCCGGGTATACGCAGCGCAATCACGCAATCACAGGCAGGTGGTGGTACGAGAGGAGATATAGTACAATCTAATGCTATAGCTGCTGCTAATCAACAGATGACAGACAACATAGCTAAGGCTCAGTTTGATGCCTATAATAGAGCGCAGGGTATGAGATTGCCAGCAGCCCAGATGGGCTTAGGCGCACAACAGGCAGCTATGGGCTATGGTATGCAAGGTGCAGGGGCTACACAGGGTGCATTAAGCCAGTATCCTTCCATCCTTGGCGCACCATTATCAATGACTGGGGCAGCAGGACAGGTTGGCGCACAACAGCAAGCGATGGACCAGCAACTATTAGACGCTGATCGAGCCGAGTATGCTTATAATTCACAGAGAGCGCAACTTGGATTACAGAACTACATGGCTGGTATCTCAGGTGAGTACGGTGGAACGAGTACAGCAACAGGACCGGGCGGACCTGACCCGATGCTTTCAGCATTAGCGGGTGGTCTTGGTTATGCTGCGGGTGGACCAATAGGTGCTGGCTTTGCAAAGATGTTTACTGGTTAGGAGAATAGATTATGTTTGGTGATCCGACATTTGGTGGTGCATCAGCACTGTGGAATTTAATGAAGGAACGGGACTTGCTAACCTTCAAACCACTTGAAGCTAGGCAGGCAAGAGAAGCATCGCAAGCAGCACAGGCAGCTGCCCTTGCTCCAAAGATGGGGGCAATGTATGAGTCTCGACCGACTTATGCTGCTGCACCTGTTAATGAAGCATTGAAACAAGAGCAGGATATGCACAGATTCAGAAGGGCTGCAGCACCCTTACCACAGGATGTACAAGCTAAGTTAAAGACGGGTGGTTATGATCCAGTGGTTGATGAGGAAGACGAGTACGCTAGCCTATTAAGAATGATGTTCATGTCAGAACTCATGGCAGGAATGCAGGGTGGTGATCCACCGACACCGTATACTGTACAGGCAGGACCAGCAGCAAGAGCATTTCCAACGATGCCCTCAATGATGGGGTAGGAGAACACTATGGGATTTTGGAGCGGATTTGAAGGACTTACAGGACATAAACCCGGAGCATTCAAAGGGTTTAGTCTGAAGGATATTATCGACAAGGATTTATGGGAGCGTCGAGAGAGAAAGTTTCCAAGTCCAAGGTATGCGGAAGAGGGGCTAGATGCTCCGACAACTGCTTGGTATAAAGGTATGGGTAGACCTGAGATGATGGGTCCAAGAGTGGGCGCAGCAGGTGTTACTCCTGTCGACCCAGCAGCTATTCTCCGAGAGTCTCCAAGAGTAGACAAAACTTTTCCTCCTTTTGCCGAGCAACACGCAGAGATCATGCGTAATCGTTATCCGGGAGGACAGGCTACGGTTAGCGCAGCTAGACCTTGGGCCAACATACAGGCTCAGAAATTGCGTGATCCTAGACTATACCAATCTGCTGCTCATGCTGACAGGGATGTAGGTATGGGTGCTAATAGGTTTCTTCAGTTAGGTGATCCACGGAACATTCGTTCTGGTCCTGACTTACCTCCTGCTAGTGGTTTTCGATCTCCGGCAACAGGTATGCTTCCGGCTGTTGGTAGAGACCGTCCGTTTCCCATAGCAAGGCGAGCAGATATTGCTTCGCAGGCAGAACAAGATAGACTTCGTGCTATCAATAGCGGTAATCCTGCTGCTCTTAGGGCTGCTGGAATTACACCTGCAATGGGAGACATTAATCGAGAGCCAAGATGGATAGATAAGACTACTACAGTAAAGGAGTCTGCTGCTGTTGATGTGCCTAATACTACGACTACTGTTTATAAAGAGAAGGTACAACCTGCTTCTATTATGAACATGGGTAGTAGAGCTTTAAGCAAGGTTGTAAATCCAGTAGGGAACTACATAGATTTGTGGGGTGATACCTTAAATAAGTTGAGGCAAAAGAGATATGAGGATGCAATGAGAGCAAGGAGGGGGTACTAATATGGGACCATTAATAGGCGCAGCATTGCCGTATATAATGGGCGCAGGAGCAAGCGCACTACCGTGGCTTATGCGGAATCCAAAGGTAGCACAGGCTGCGGGAAAGCTGCTACCTAAGAAAGTCTTTACCCCCGGCAAACCGTCTGTTGCACGACCGGGTAGCCATGTAGAGGATATACCGGGTTGGCCTGCTGGCACAAGACCACGCATGTCTGAGCCAGTACCACCCGGCGGATTCGTAGGTAGACATCCTATCATATCTAGTGCTGGTCTAGGCTATGGCGGAACTGTGGCTGGTAGTATGATGGCAGGTAGTCCTGACCAACCTACTGATATGCCAAGAGGGAATGTACCACTTACTGTACCCGGTGGGGTACCGGGCGGACCACCAGTGGATGAGTTCACAAGTAACCTACCATCCTATGCGGAACGAGCATCAGCTAATAGAAA